AATATAAAACGATTCCAACGAACGAAAGTATTGCTATTGAGATTGACAATCGTAAAAGTATTTCTGAAGAAGATTATCAAAACGCAATTAAGTTTTTGAACGATATTGAGAAAACAGATATCGACAACGAATGGTTAGTTGATACTGCTGAAAAGTTCTGTAAAGACAAAGCAGTTTATCATGCTGTGCTTTCTGGTATTCAAATCATTGACGGTAAAGATAAGAATAGAACAGCAGATGCGATTCCTGATATACTTACAAACGCATTGTCCGTTTCTTTTGATTCAAGCGTTGGTCATGATTATATTGAAGACGGTGAAAATCGATATGATTTTTATCACAAAAAAGAAAAGCGTATTCAGTTTGATTTAGATTATTTCAATCGTATAACAAAAGGTGGTCTACCTTCTAAGAGTTTGAACATTGCTATTGCTGGCACCGGTGTCGGTAAAAGTTTGTTTATGTGTCACGTTGCCGCTTCAACTTTGATGCAAGGTAAAAATGTATTGTATATTACAATGGAGATGGCAGAAGAACGCATTGCCGAACGTATCGACGTAAATCTCATGGACATCACAATGGATGAACTTCATGATTTACCAAAACAAATGTTTGATACAAGCATTGAAAAACTTAGAAAGAAGACAGAAGGTAAATTGATTATCAAAGAGTATCCAACTGCTTCCGCACATTCAGGTCACTTTCGTGCGTTACTCAAAGAACTATCGATTAAGAAAAACTTCAAACCAGATATTATCTTTATTGATTATCTGAATATTTGTGCTTCGTCACGAATGAAAGGTATGGGCGGTTCAATCAATTCTTATAGTTACATCAAAGCAATTGCCGAAGAACTTCGTGGTCTTGCCGTTGAATTTGATTTACCTATCGTTTCTGCTACACAAACTACAAGAACAGGTTTTGTTTCAAGTGATATTGGTCTTGAAGACACTTCAGAAAGTTTTGGTTTACCAGCAACTGCTGACTTTATGTTTGCTCTTATATCAAACGAAGACTTAGAAGAACTTGGTCAAATTATTGTCAAACAATTGAAAAATCGTTACAATGATCCAAACACAAACAAAAGATTCGTTGTCGGTATCAATCGTGCAAAAATGAAACTGTATGACGTTGAAGAAAACGCTCAAAGTGGTATAGTTGATAATGGGCAGAAAGGTATTACCGAAAAGGTAGAGAAACCAATGACTACAAACAAGTTTGATAAGTTTTCAAACCTTACTGACATAAAAATATAAATAATCATATGGCACTACAATCTTTTGAATTTTGGAATAAACTACAATTAAAAGAACAAAAATCAATTATAACAGAAGAAGACGAAGATAAAGAAGGTGAATTGCCTGCTTCTATTTTCAAAGGGTTTGATTACAAAGTAGAAACATCTAAAAGCACGACAAAAAGAACCATGATACGTGTAAGTTCTGCTGATCGTGATAATGACCGTGATGAAATATTCAGACGGTTGAAACAAGCAGGTATTAGTGCGAAAATTGTATCGGCGTCTTCAAGTGTTGACCCGATTGATGCTGACTATGAAGATCATATTTACAGAATCAATGTAAAACCAAAATCAGGTGGCATGCAAGAAACTACATTGAATTCAAGCATCACAGAACTTTTTCCTTGTATTGCATTTGAAACAAAATACAATCCAAAATCAGTAGAAGATTTTCATCAATATCTAATGACACTTGATGTATCAAAACTCAAATGTGTCGGTGCTTCAGATAGAAAAGCGGCGCAAGAAACTATCAACTCAGCAGATACATCATCAAAATTTCAAGAAAAAATGAAAAACGCAATTGGTGTATACAAATATCTAATTGAAGAACATAACGGTAAACCAATACAAAACGTGTTCTGGGGATACCGTGCAAAACCAAAAGGTGTGCCAAGCAACCATCCCGGAGATATGTTCATACAGTATAGAGATGGAAGTTTATTAGGTGTAAGTCTAAAAGCAGGTGGTAAAAAAACAAAAGAACCACAACTGAATACATATGTTAGACCAATCTTTACTGCATTCAAAGATACGAAAGGTTTAGACAATCTAAGAAAAACTGCATATACAAATGTTTATTCTAAAATAGATGGTATGCCCGGTATAGATTCTTTTGATGGTGGTAAAAATGGTAGACATAAAGATCGTTCTATCACTGAAAACATTCTAAAAGAATACGATAAAAAAGATAATCGTGGTTATGAAAAAGATTATGATGCAATGTTAGAAATTATGAGACAAGGTGTTGTCGCTCGTTTCAATAAAAATAAAGACGAAACAATGGAATATATCAAATCTGAAATTCTAAGAGATGCACCAGATGTACCAACGATTGTAATCAAAGCAATTTCAGATTCATTCGAACAGGTTACTGACACAGATGAACTTGGTGTATTTTTGCCACAAGTAAAATTTATAAAAGCAGAAAGTTCAAGGTCTTCAAAACAAGATTGGAACATCGAACTAAAATCAGGTGACCAGACATTGACTATGAAAATGTCTATTCGTTCAAATAAAGCAGGTCATGCTGGTAAAAGAAAACTTGGTCAGTTTCCAACTGGTTTGGCAGTCAAGTATAATGGACTGACTTCAAAATAAAATAATGTACGGATACATCTATAAAACAACTAATAATGTAAATGGCAAGATGTATATCGGCATGCGTAAATTTTACAAAATTGAAGATAGATATTTTGGTTCTGGTAAATTGATAAAAGAAGCGATAAAAAAATATGGGATTGAGAATTTCAAAAAAGAGATTATTGAAGAATGTGAAACTTTTGAACAGATGTGTAAATCAGAAGTAAAATGGATAAAATATTTTGATGCAGTAAATAATCCACTATACTATAATATAGCATATGGTGGTTTTGGTGGGTGTTCTAAATCTACAAAAGAATACTGGAAACAATTTTCGAAAGAAGAAAGAATAGTGATGAGAAAATGGGGAAGGGTGAGTAGCGTTTCCGGTGAAAATAATCCAATGTACGGTAGAAAACATTCAGAAGAAACAAAAAAACGCATAGGTTTTAAAAGTGTAAATAGAAATTGGAGAAAACCAAATCATTATGGTGCAAATAACCCAAAGGCAAAAAAAGCAATTATAATAAAAAACGGTGTAGAAACAGAATATCAGTGTTTGAAAGATTTTTGGGAAGAAAATAAAAATATACCTTATGCAACTCTAAAAAGTTTGGCACAGGGAAATAGATATTCTAAGAAATATGAACTGGGAGTAAGATATGTTGTATAATACATTCGATCAATACAAGGAGGTATATTTTCAAGGTGTAACACTTGCCGAAAGTAAAGCAGGCAAAAATTTACACCTTGAGTAATATTGAACACATCGAAGATGAGATACTAAATTTTGGTATTGATGGCGGTCGTGCTTCTATTAACTTTCTACAATCACTAAGAGACATGCTTGCCGGTAACTCTTCAAGTAAAGTTGACATGACAGTAAAATGGGATGGTGCACCGGCAATATTCGCAGGTGAAGATCCATCCGATGGCAAGTTTTTTATAGCAAAGAAATCTGTATTCAACGTAAACCCAAAATTATACAAAACGCAAGAAGAAATCAAAAGTGACCCATCACTCAAAGGTGCGTTAAAAAAGAAGTTTGAAGTTTCCCTTAGAGAATTTTCAAAACTTGGTATCAAAGGTAAAGTTCTTCAAGGTGACTTGATGTTTACCAAAGGTGATATCAAAACCGAAACAATAGATGGCGAAAAATATCATACATTTCAACCAAACACAATCGTTTATGCTGTTCCTGTAAATTCTGAATTAGGTCAAAAGATAAGTTCATCAAAGATAGGTGTCGTTTGGCACACAACTTATGAAGGTGACACACTTGAATCTATGAATGCATCTTTTGGTGCAAATATTTCAAACTTAAAAACACCGAAAACAATCTGGATGGACGATGCAAAATACCGTGACGTTTCTGGTAAAGCAACAATGACAAAAACCGAAACTAATCAAATCACAAAGGTGTTATCAGAAGTTGGTTCTACTTTTCGTACAATCAAAAGAAAAGACTTAGATAATTTTATGTCATTGCAGTCATCATTTACAGGTGAATTATCTGGTGCAAACATCAAAACTTATTATAACTCATTCGTTCGTGAAGGTAAACCAATCAAAAACCCATCACAGTTTGCAAAAAGTTATCTACAATGGGTAGAAGACAAGTTTGACAATAAAATTGCAAAAGTAAAATCAGATGCTGGTAAACAAAAATATACGTCAAGAAAAGAAGAAACTATTCGTGAACTCAAAAGGTATGTGATAGCATTGACAAATGTTGTTAAGTTTCAAAATCTAATCATACAAGCAAAACAATTGATCGTAGATAAATTGAATACTGTAAAAGGTATGGGAACATTTATCAAAACAAATAATGGTTTTAAAGCAGTCAATCCAGAAGGTTACGTTGCAATTGATAAATTATCAAGCAAAGCAGTCAAACTTGTTGACCGTATGGAATTTAGTTTCAATAATTTTACCGCTATAAAATCTTGGGACTCTTGATTTATAAATACTTTCTTATAGGGAAGAAGTATGAAATCATTTAAACAAATACGAGAAGAATCATATAAAGAAATAATAAACTTTGCAGAACATAATGATTTAGTTGAACAAGAAGAAATTAACGAATTAAGAATTCTAAGTCCAGCACAAAGAAGAAAACTAAGAATTAGAATGAAAATGTTGGCAAGAAAAGCGTCAACTAAAATCAAAAGAAAATTATCAATGAAGAAAGCACCTTCTACTGCTAAGTTATTGAAAAGAGCAAAGAAAAAAGCAAAGTTCAAAGTAATCGCAAAACTTATGGGACCAGATATTTCTAAGAATTATAGCAAACTTCCCTTTCAAAAAAGAATACAAATAGATAGAAAGATCGCACCAAAACAAGCAGTCATTAATAGAATTGCTAAAAAGATGATACCAAAACTTCGCAAAGCACACTCTGAAAGAAGAAGAAAAATGTCAAGTTCTGATAAAGATTTGAGAAACAAAGAAGATTGATTATAGTGAAAACTTTCAAATACATAAGAGAGGAAGCAGAAAAAGCAACTGATGCAGATAAAAGAAAGAACAGATTTAAATCTTCAAGAAGAATGCGTATTCGTGCTCGGCAAAAATCTTTTCAACGCAAAAAAGAATTAGCAATGAGAAGATATCCAACACTTGATGTTGCAAAAAAAAGAGCAAGACCTTCTGTCAAAAATGTTTTGCAGAAAAAATTTCTTGGTACAAATTCACCGTCAAGATACAAAGATGCTTCACTTGGAAAAAGAATTCAAATGGACAAGATGTTAGATAGAAAAGTTTCACCTGAAAGAAAAGATAGATTGGTAACTAAAGCAGTTAGAAAAGTTAGAAAACTACATATAGATAGAAGAACAGGGAAAAAATAATGAAATCATTTTTAGATTTAGAAGAACAAAAGAAAAACGATAAAGGTGCGGTTGTAGTTACGTTTGGTCGTTTCAATCCACCTACAACTGGTCATGAATTACTAATCAAAAAAATTGAATCAGTTGCAAAGAAAAATCGTGCCGATTTTGTTATTGTTCCTTCTCATAGTCAGAACCCAAAGAAAGATCCACTACCACAAAATATAAAAGTCAAATACATGCAACAAATGTTTCCTAAATTCAAAAGAAACATTCGTACAGACCTTGGTAGACAAATATACGAGATTGCCAAAAGTTTAAGCAAGATTGGTTATTCAAAACTAATTGTTGTTGTTGGTAGTGATCGTATGGCAGAATTTGAAAAACTGAAATTATACGATAAATCATATACCGACAAGTCAGGAAAAAAACCAGAATATGATTTCTACAACGGAATAGAAATTGTACAAGCAGGTGGTCAAAGAACTGATGGATCAGGTGTTGCTGGTATGTCTGCAAGTAAGATGAGAGGTTTTGCCGCATCTGGTGATAAAGAAACATTCATGGATAATTTACCAAATGGTTTCAAACAAGGCGAGAAATTATACAATGACCTTAGAAAATATATGAATATAAGCGAAGATAACATTCGTGAATTGTATTACAATGATCATATTTTCAATATAGGTGACATCGTAGAAAATAAAGACGGTCGTTCTGGTAAGATAATTAAAAAAGGTCCAAACTATGTTTTGGTTTCTGCATTAAGTGATTCAATTTCAGATTTGAATGAGAGATATAACTTTTGGATTGACGACATTATTGTAGAAAAAGAAGATCCTGATATCAAAGATCGTAAAGGTACACAACCTGCAAAGTATTATGCAAAAGATGCTGAAGGTGACAAGATGTCAAAGTCAACTAAGCAAGCAAGAGCAAGGCACTTTGAAAAGGGTACTAAAAAATCAGATGATGATTCATCTGCATACAAACCAGCACCGGGAGATAAATCTGCAAAGACAAAACCTTCTAAACATACAAACCAGATGAAAAAGAAGTTTCCAAAACTTTATGAAGGTATGGATTGCCCACCTGCAACACAAGATGTTGCAATGAATACAAAAAATAGAAATTCTACAATTGAGAATCATATGTATGGTCCATTGAATGTTGATGAACCTGCTGATTACTGGAAAAAGATTGCAGATAAATGGGACACTTCAGAAAAAGCGGCAAAGAAATCTCTTTGCGGTAATTGTGTAGCATTTGATATTTCACCAAGAATGGAAGAATGTATGCCCGGAAAAGTCAGTGACAAAGATGGTCGTTTAGGTTATTGTTGGATGCATCATTTCAAATGCCATTCTGCAAGAACATGCGATACATGGGCAAAGGGTGGTCCAATTACAGATAATAAAATCTCTCAAGGTTGGCAAGAACGATCTAATATTAGCGAAGGTGTCGCTGACAAATCATTAAAAAAGAAATCAGAAGCATCTGGTATGCCTTTCGGTATTCTCAAACAAGTTTATAATCGTGGTGTTGCCGCATGGAGAACTGGTCATCGTCCCGGTACTACACCTGAACAGTGGGGACATGCAAGAGTTAATTCTTTTGTTACAAAATCAAAAGGAACATGGGGAAAGGCAGATGCTGATCTTGCTAAAAAGGTTCGTGGTGAAAGTTATGAAATTGGAACAGACGAATATGCAAAGCATACACACGATGTAACACCCGGACAAACATTCAAAAGATTCAAAGAATTTAAAGAAAGTTTTGAACCATTTTTTGAACTATCAGAAGGCACAAAACATCACTTGAAAAATAATATACCTTTTCACGAAAACATTTACAGACCATACTCAATCAAATTCTATGAAACATTTTGTGAAGCGAGAGAACTTTACGAACAAGGTTTACTTGAAAATGTTTCAGAACTAGATAAAGAATTGTTTAAAACTGATCTTGGTCTTTTCGCAATATATGAAAACAAAAAGGTTCCATTGGATATTCCACTTGTTGAAGAGGATGATGATGTCGAACTTAACAAACCAAAAAGAGGTGGTCCAAAAAAGTTTTACGTTTATGTAAAGGATCCTTCAACTGGTAACATAAAAAAAGTTTCATGGGGAGACACCACTGGTTTGAAAGTGAAAATTGATGACCCTGAAGCAAGAAAGTCGTTTGCGGCAAGACATAAATGTGAAACACAAAAAGATAAAACAAAACCTGCTTATTGGGCGTGTAATACTCCTCGCTACGGAAAACAACTTGGTTTGAAAGGCGGTGGGAACTTTTTTTGGTAAATGTCAGATAACCCATACAATCAAAAAGTTATAAATAATAAGATAATAAGAACATTCGAAAAAAATGTTCTTAGTTTACACTTGATATGGCATAGAGATAAACAAGATCGATATGTCAAAATTCTTGAAGGTGTTGATTGGCAATTACAGTTTGACAATCGAATGCCTGAAAAATTAGTAGTAGGTAAAATCTATTACATACCAAGAATGATGTATCATAGAATAATAAAAGGAACCAAAGATTTGGTTTTAGAGATAGAAGAGAAGTAATGGATTATAGAAAACTATACAGCGCAATGTCAGATGCACTCGCCGAAGTTCGTTCTCCTAAAAAAGAGAATGATGAATATAATGACGAGTCTGGTATGGCATTGACACAACTTCAAACAGCAATGGATGCTGTCAAAGAATTAATGCCTATTGTAAAATCAATGGATAATTTACCTGAATGGGTTCAATCCAAACTTACAAAATCTGTTGACTATCTCGATACAGTACGTGATTATCTAAAGTCCGAAACAAAGAATGGTGAAATCCAAGAAAAGGCAGTTTCACAATCACAACAAAAATTAATGGCAATGGCATACGCATTGAAAAAAGGTGAGATGGATCCTAATGACGCATCGGATGAAGTCAAAAAACTTGCTGACTCAATGTCTATGAAAGACCTAAAAGATTTTGCTTCAACAAAGCATGATGAAATACCTAGTAAAATAAAAGAAGAAATTAATCCAGCAGATGATGCCGATAAATTAAAAGATGCACAAATGCAAAAGAGATTAGCACAGGCACAAGCACAGGTTGCCAGATATCAAGAAGTTATACAAAGAATTACAAATATCCAAAACGCAAAAAAATCCCAAAATAAAAAAGGAAAAAAATAATGAAATATTTAGATAGCAAACCACAATCATTAGAAGAAACAATTGTAAATCAATTAAGTGGTGATATCCATGAATCAAAAGACATGAATAATATGTGTTGTAAAAATTGCGGTGATATGTTTGGTAAACCAACTAATGAAAGTTCTTGTCAATATAACGCATATAATCCAGAGGGTAAAAACTGGATAGAAAAAGAAAGTTACAAAGAAGAAGTTGAACTTGATGAGAATCTCGAAGAAAATGATAAACTAATGATGTTAAAACTCACAAACAAAGCATTGAATGCCATTGCTAATTCACCAAAACAGAAAGAAATAATCAAACAACTGAATGTATATCGTAAGAAACTTGGTATGGAACCTTTGAAAGAAGAAGTTGAACTAGAAGAAGTTACAAATGAAAAGGGTGATCTAAATACTGCCGCTGACGATTTTGAAAAAGCGGCAGGTAAGCAACTTATGGACAAGGCAAAGTTTTTAAAAATTGCCGCTTTACTTCGTAAAGGTGATACCAAAGCAGTTGCTAAAATTGCCAAGTCAAGTACACCTAAATCAAGACTTGCAATTGGTGACTACATGGCAGATAACATTGGTCCCAAAAAAGCATCAAAGTTATTAGGTTTTAAAGTTGAATCGGTTGAACTAGAAGAAGCAAAGGTTGAATGCCCTGAATGCGAAGGTAAAGGTTGCAATCATTGTGATGACAAAGGTTATCATATGAAAGAAGAATTCATAACTGAAGAAGAAATTGATCCGCAAATCAAAAGACTTTTTCGCATGGGATTGGTAAACAAAGACGAAATGCAAAAAGCACTTAGAGCGTTCAAGAATCCAGAAAAGTCTATGCAAAACAAAGAACTTCGTGCTGTTATGATGAAGGTTCTTCAAAAAGTATTGAAGACAGTTGAAAACGATCCATCATTATTTCAGAAAATGAAAGGTTCATTAAAAAATGTTAGTGAAACCGTTATCGATGAAAAACTTGACCCTGTAAATAAAAAGGCAGTCAAAAAAGATTTTGATGATCGTAAAGACAAAGATATTGACAACGACGGTGACGTAGACGATTCAGATGAATACCTACACAAAAAAAGAAAAGCAATATCAAAAGCAATGAAGAAAGAAGAAAAACTTCAAAAAATAAATGATAAAATAAAAGAAAACAAAGCAAAATATGATGGCAGAACTCGTGATGGTAAATCATTTGTTGAAAGAATTACTAATAATAGACTCAAAAGAGAAGAAAAAAAAGGTAATGATGATCAAGAAAAGAAAACCATGACAGATAAACCTGCTAATCAAATAAAAATTCATGGAATTTATAAATAATCAAATAAAGAGAGGAATAATATATGTCACTATGGACAATGACCGACGATTCAAACGGTAAACCAAAATCTATCGCACAATCAGGTGTTGCAGATGATGTAGTAGGAAACATTTATGGTGTTGATACTAACGAAACTGCCGCACAGGATGGGAAACTAACTCATGCTGGTTGGGTAAAAAGAACATCTGGAACAGGTGGACGTGCTGGAAGAGTTTTTCAGGAAGTATTAGTTGCTGCAAGTTCTATAGGTTCAGATGCTGAAGATGTAAAATATCCAGACGCATTGATATCAATTACATCACAACCATCAAGCAAATCAGTTGCCGCACCTGCTGCCACTACTTTTACAGTTGCCGCAAGCACAACTTCTGGAACGCTTACTTTTCAATGGCAAGTTGATACCGGTGGCGGTTTTGGAAATGTTAGTGGATCACCTTATTCTGGCGAAACAACAGCAACTCTTGCGATTAGTGATAGTTCAGGGTTAGATACTTACGAGTATCGTTGTGTAGTCTCAGTAACAGGTGCTGATGATGTAAATTCAAGTGCCGCTACTTTAACAGTTACGTAATTTGAGAATATAAATAACTTTATTATTAAAAGGATTTGGAATGTATGATATGATGCAGATGAACAATATGACAGTGAAAAGTGAAAAAGTAGACAGAAAATCAATTCGATTCACTCAGATACAAAAGAGAAGAAGAGAATTAGAAAAAGACATACAAGAGATTGACGAGAATGTGAAAAAGATTGATCAGACTCGTCATTCTCTTATACAACAGAAACAAGCAATGCAAGGTGCATTAGCGTTATGTGATGAATTTCTTAATCCCGAACCTTCTGAAAAGGTTATATTAGGAAATTCAAGAGGTAAGTAAGAAATGGCAGATAAGAAAATAACACAATTAACTGACTTAGGAACTGGTATTGCTTCCGAAGATTTGTTACACGTAATTGATGACCCATCTGGTAGTCCAGTAAATAAGAAAATTAGTGTTGCTAACATTTTTAATCGTGTGCCAACTTGGTTAGGATTAGGTGGAACACCACAAAGTTTAACTGCCGCCGGTGCTGTTGATGTGACATCGGCAATAACTCATGTAACTACTCTTAGCAGTGGTAGCATTGCACTAACATTGGCAGATGGTACAAACGGTCAAATAAAAATTATCACTTGTATAGTTTTTGATACTAATACTGCCGTATTAACACCAACAAGTTTCGCAAACGGTTCTACAATCACATTCAATAGTGTCGGTGACACCGTTGTTTTACTATTTACAAATTCAAAATGGGTTGCAATCTCAAATAATGGTTGTGCAATAGCATAAGGAAAATAACAAATGAAATCATACGAACAAATAAGACAAGATTTACAAGAAGTTATGAGCACAAGATCAGACGTTGCCGTTGATGAAAACGGCGGTCTGTTTGATTTGAATGACGATGCTGTTGTTGAAAAACTAAACCAATTTGTAAGTTCAATTGGTATTCGTGAATATATCATTCCCGAAAATGCTGTAAATATTCTAAGAAGCAAACTTGGATTGTTTGGTATTTCTTTCGGTGACGTAAACATGGTTGAAGATTCAGGTGAAATCGAATTACCATTAGTTCAGTATGGTGGAAAGTTTGGAAAAGATTTAGACACTCCTTACGATGAGTTCATAAACGAAGATGAAACTGATAGATCAATTAGTTTTGTTTATGAAAGAACATCTTCCGGAACATTCGCTGTTCTTGCAAGAATAGTTTAATTTTTTCTTATAACTATATTATGAATGGACTTTGATAAATTAACAAAAGATAATATTGATTTCTTTGCAGTAAAAAATTATAGAAATCCACATTGTAGTTCAGAAAAGGAATTCAATGAGGACATGAAAAGATTTCGTTACATCAAAAGACTTCTAAACAAATACCAGTTGACAGGTGATTTAAAAGATAGATTGATATTAAATCATATGATCATACTGAATAATGTTTTTGGTTATGATGCGGCGGCAACTCTACTACTCTTTAAAATAAATCATCAATATTGGTCAGAACTCAAAACTTTTATGATATATTTGAATATGTTGAACGATGGTGAGTTACCAGAAGTTGACATCGATGACAATATAATAAATAGTTTAAAAAACTTATAAATAGTTTTATGAATCGTGTAACAGATTTATTTGCTTCTTATCGTTTTATAAAGTTGCTGGTAACAGATTTCAAAAAACTTCCCGGATACAAACTTGGTATCTTTGATGAAAATGGCAATCGAAAAGTCAATCCAGAAACTGGTAAACCAGATAAATTAGAATCATCAAAAGAAAAAAACGCATATACTGTTTTTCATAAATTAGTTTTCAATATAAGAAGAATCCTAAAAAAGATACCATTGATTGGTACCACACTTGGTTCATACGCAACTGCATTATATTTACTCAAAGATACATTCAAAGAATCTGCTGATTTAGAAAATGTATTCTTAGATTACCTACATGAAAATCATAATATAAAATCAGATCTTGTTGAATCAAACGAAATACAAACTTTATCAAAAGGCACATACAAACTCAAAAATGATGTAATGTATAAAACCGAGCAAAATGATTATGAATATATTCAAAATGAAAGTTTGGTTTACAATATCGAAAATCAAGAACCCATTGACGTTGTAATGGGTATTGAAATCTTTGAGGTTTTTGATTCAGAAGACAATCCTATCTTTGTATCACTCAAAGATTTAGAAAAAGTATCTGAAGAAATTGCAAACGTAACAGGAACAAGCGTTGCCGGTACAGGTGACGATTCATCGGTAGTTGTAGTTAGAGACAAAAAGAAGCGAAAAAAAGAATTGGAAGTTTTTAAGAGAAATGGCACAGTATAGAATAGATTCAGACCAATATCTTGATCATAACAAAACAACTTTCGAAGTTGTAATGATCGGAGATCAAGAAGGAAATATTGTTAATACCTTTGGTGCCGCATCAAACATAATTATATCTGCTGGTCAACTTGCCGGTTATTCTGGTGTTTCCAAATTTGGATTAGTTGAAGGCACATCATCCGCAGATTTTTGTACTGTGTGGACTCTTGCTGATACCGTTTCAACTTCAACTATTGATTATAGCGCTTTTCCGGGAACAGTCACAGTAACATCAAACGCTTCTGATACTGGTGATATAATAATTGAAGGTTTGGATACAGATTATAATGAAGTTACTGAGACATTATCATTAACAGGAACTTCAACCGCTGGGTCACAAAGTTTTCATAGAATATTCAGAGCGTATTATACTGATAGTAACACAAACGCTTATCCAATAATTGTTTCAATTGGTGGGACAAATGTTACAGAAATTGATGCTCAATATGGGCAAACATTGCAAGCATTTTACACTATACCTGCTGGTAAAACTGGTTATCTTATGCAACTTTCAGCGTCTGCATCAAAAAATCAAGAAACTTTGATTGGTTTATTTCAAAGACCATTTGGGCAAACATTTAGAATTTCTCAAACAATGGCACTTTATCAAAGTAACCAAACTTTAGAATTTGCAATTCCAATTAAATTTGTAGAAAAAACTGATCTTGAAGTTAGAACGAAAGGCGCAACAAACGCAACTATTTCAACAGAATTTAGTTTAGTATTGGTAGATAACGCATAATGAAAAGTTTCAAAGAATACGTCTATTCTTATATTGATCGTAGTGGAGTTGGTGATATACAAACCAAAGTTCCCAAAATGGTCAAACCTAAAAAGAAAAAAGAAGACGAAAAAAAAGATCAAAAAGAATCTAATAAATAGTTAAATGATTTCACATCTTTATGGTCGTGATGGTTTCATCTGGTTCACAGGTGTAGTAGAAGATAGGAACGATCCTGAAAGATTAGGTCGTGTTCGTGTAAGATTATTTTCTTATCACACCGAAGACAAAAGTAAAATACCAACAAACGATTTACAATGGGCGCACATAATATATCCAGTCACCACACCTTCAATGGATGGTATGGGACACACACCTTCATTCTTAGTTGAAGGTTCGCAGGTGTTTGGTTTCTTTCGTGATCCAGATGCTTTTCAAGAACCAATGATTTTAGGTTCGATTCCCGGAGTTGCTTCAAGATCGGCAAACTCATCAAAAGGTTTCAATGATCCAAATGGTATTTATCCTTCAATCACTGGTGAACCTGATACAAACAGATTAGCAAGAGGTGGTTTACACCAATCCGAAATTGAAAAAGCAAATAATTCTACAACCGGCGTTTCATCTGCGGATGGTTCTACATGGGATGAACTTGAAATAGAAAATAATGCTGAGTATCCTAGGAATCATGTATTTGAATCTGAATCTGGTCACGTTGTAGAATTTGATGACACAAATGGTTCAGAAAGAATTCATGAATACCATACATCTGGTACGTTTTACGAAATAGATGCAGACGGAAATAAAGTTACAAGAGTTGTAGGTGACAATTATGAAATTGTTGCTGGTAGTGATTATGTAAATATCAAAGGTAACGCAAATCTAACCGTTGATGGCAATTTCAATTTGAAAGTTGATAAAATGATCCTCGCAAATGATACGACATCATTATCGAAAATATTTGAAAGTATAGTCACTGTTTTAGAAAATATTATAAAAGGTTCAAACTGGGTAGGTAACATGGGTAGTCCATTGTTTTATTTGAAAGAACCAACTGACACGGTAGAACTTCAAAGTTTGATTACTAAGTTGAAAAGTTTGTTGAAGGATTATGAATAATGGCATCTGTTGATACTTGTATACCTTGTATAATTTCAAAAAATTTGAATAAAACAACTGAAGAAGTTGCTGAGACATTTACACAAGAAGAAATTGATACAAATTTTAGAGAACTAAAACAACTTAGTAAAAGTCTAATTGATCAATCTGATAAGTTTGTAAAGCAAAATACAATTGATGTTCAATTTGCACCTTTCGTTATTTTATTAGATTCTTTGAATGCTGTTCTTGATGTGATAGCAGAAGCAAATCCGGCGGCAGTTATATCTGCGCTTAATGAGTTATTATCAAGTTTGACTGCTATATTATCAAGTATGGCAGATTTGATTTCAATCGGTGCTGATCCAGTTGGTTCTTTAAAGTCATTAGCATTTGGAGATTTCGTAAATGATTTCAATATTGGTATACCATTGAAAATACCGGACATAGACGGTGTGCCTTCATATTTGAAAGGTTTGAATTTTGGTGACATAGGTGAAATACCTTTTCCAGAATGGGATGGTTCAGAAGCACAAACTAAATTATCAGAACTTGTCATGGCAGGTTTTTTACCTTTGTTAGATCCTTTGTTTGAACTTATCAAAGAAGTTGAAGACACAATGAAATCTCTTGTTCAAGGTTTATTTTCATCTACAACTACCGCAGTTGCTGCTGGACCACTTGGAGTTATTGCTGAAACGCCAAACGTAATTAGTGGTATAAATGACTTGATTACAAGTATTCAAAAAATAATATTATTGATACCACCTACAAACTATATCAAAAATAAAATGTCAGGGTATTTTTCTCAAATTAGTTTGGATGAAATAACAATACCATTTGAAGTGCCAATAAAAATTGATTTATCTACATCTTTTGTTGATTGCCTTATAAAAGAAGTAACATCTATATTTTAGATAAAACTCAATTTGTATATTTGTCATTTATTCTTATAAATAATAGTTATGAGTGTAAAGTATGACGCTTCTCTTACAAAAGATTCTGAAAGAAATGCACAACAGTATAAAGATTTGAATCTCAATATGACAAGAAATCCGATTACCGGAGATGTTTCAAAAGTAACAGATGTTCAATCTGTAAAAAGAAGTTTGAATCATTTGATTACTTTGATGCCAACTGACAAACCTTTTCATTCAGAAGTAAGTTCAGGTATTCAAGATTTATTGTTTGAACCAATGGATGGTATCACAGCGAATGTTCTTGCAACTCGTATAGAACTCGTTATAAATAATTTTGAATCAAGAATAATCTTGGCAGGGGTTCGTGTTTTCCCATTATATGATGATAACAAATATCAAGTGTTGGTCGATTTTTATTTGAATAATACACCAGCAGATTTACAAACGGCAGAAATCATACTAGAGAGATTACGATAAATGGCAAAAAATAAAATAACCGAATTAGATTTCGATGGAATCAAAGACAATCTAAAACTTTTTCTAAAATCACAAACAGAGTTTTCTGATTATAATTTTGAAGGTTCTGGTATGAACGTGTTGTTAGACATACTTGCATACAATACACATTATCTTGCATACAATTTGAACTTTTCTTCAAGCGAAATGTTTCTTGATACCGCAGTTTTGAAAAGCACAATTTCTTCTCATGCTAAAACTCTTGGTTATTTACCAAGATCGTCAAAGGCACCGATTGCTTATCTAAATGTAACGATAAACAATCCTGAAGATTTGTCAACTGCTACTATAACAAAAGGTACAAAGTTTTCATCTGATATAAACAATTCAACTTATTCATTTCTTGTAAACGAAGACGTTACAATCAATAAGCAAAATGGAGTTTTAGAATTTTTGCAGTTACCAATTTATGAAGGTACTTTGGTAACAACAAGATATTCTGCGAACTCAAACAATTTACAACAAAAATTTATACTTGATTCTGATAAGGTTGATATTTCAACTCTAAAAGTCTCCGTTCAAAATTCTTTGTCTGATAATACAACAAGAACTTTTACAAGAGTTGAAGACATCACAAATGAAAATAGTGATAGTTTAATTTATTTTTTACAACAAACATCTGGATCATACGAAGTTTATTTTGGAGACGGTATTGTTGGTAAAGCACTTGACAATGGAAACATTATCATTTTAGAATACATCGTAACAAATGAGTTTGAAGCAAACGGTGCATTTGAATTTACATTCTCAGGTTCAATATCTGGTAAAACTGATGTTACAGTAGTAACTTCTGAAATTTCACAAGGTGGTATGTTACCAGAAACAAACGATTCAATCAAAACAAATTCAAGGTTGAATAATACTGCAAAAAATCGTGCCGTTACAACTCAGGATTATAAAACAATTTTATCAAAAATTTATCCAAACGCAAGTAGTGTAAGTGTATGGGGTGGAGAAGATAATGATCCACCTATCTATGGTAAAATATTTATTTCAATCAAACCAAAAAATATTATAACTTTAAATTCTCAGGCAAAAGAAAATATTATTACCGATTTGAAAAAATATACAATTGCCTCGGTGTTACCAGAAATTGTTGACTATGAAACAACAAAAGTTATTTGCACAACATCATTTGAATATGATGAAAAATCAACAATCAAAACAAATGTACAATTAGAAAATGATGTGATTAGTAAAGCACAAACTTACAATACAACACTTTCAAATTTTGGCACATCTTTCAAAAACTCAGTTTATGCAAAGAATTTACAAGATGCTGATGACTCAATCGTATCGGTTTCAAATAAACTAAAGATAATAAAAACTTTCATACCTACTTTGAATAGTAGTTTGAAATACACGCTGGATTTCAACAATCAATTATTTCATCCATCTGCAAGTTACAATGCTGACAATGGCGGTATAGTTTCATCAACTGGTTTCAAAGTAAGTGGCAACACAAACACAATTTTTCTTGACGATGACGGTGACGGAAATATTAGATCCTATTACTTATCAGCATCTGGTGCAAATATAATCAAGAACTTTGTCAATAGAACAGTAGGTACGATTAATTATGTAACTGGTAAAATAGAAATCACACTCAATGTCACAGAAGTTATACCACCTGCTGGTTCTACAAATACAACAACAATCGAACTAACAACAGAACCTGACAATCAAAACATATTTTCAATTAGAAATCAGTTA